CATCAAACCAACTCAAAAAATCGCCTGCATTTGACCCCATTAGCAATGCTCGAGGCATGTCTCTCAAAGAGTTAATTAGCCGAGTAATCTGCTGCAAACAAGGATTGAGCTCCCACGCAGTTAGCTGATGCTCGACCGCGAATGCTTCCAATCCCATAGCCCCCTCGAGAATATCTTCCACTTCTGTGTCCTTAAAATAATTTAAAAAATTATCGAGATCTTCAATCTCTTCTGATGAATCCCCAGGATCAGCTTGAATATCTCCAAGATCCAATACTAATTGATCAAGGTCTTCCTCCACTGGTTCAGGATCTTCATGGTACCCCATCCGCTCAGCTATTCTATACATTGGAACCATCCTGGACACTTTCTTGCAGGCTTTGGCAATCGATCTAATCTGAGATCCATGAACTGATTGTTCTCTAAAATTTGTAAATAATTCCCTAATAGCCAAATCGGTGGGTTTAACCCGAGATAACCAGCACTCCATCAAATCTGGATCATCAAACCCTCTCGATGAGTGATAAGAACTAGATTTCACGTCCGGCGGGCTCATGAACCATGTCTTTGTCTTTTGTTGATTTGATAATAAAATGACCCTATTCCCATTGAAGTCTACTAACCCTCTGGATCGCAAGTCCAAGATCTCCACTTCTCCATGTGAAACTCCATTCACTTGCCTGGTTCTGAACATCTCCCTAGCATGGTATTCTTCCCCTTCAACAACAACCTGCCCACCTGGTGTCATCCGAGCAGTGCTCCCGAATCTCTTCCTGATGACTGTGCCACTAGAGTCGTACTGCCCATGTTTAAAATCATCAGGTTGCTCCCAAATTGTGGCTGTATCAACTTTCTTCATGAACTCCCTCAAACCAATATCCCCAAGCATAAGCTTCACCTTCAAAAGGAGGGCGTCCAACCTTTGAGATCCTGTGCTAGAACTATTCTTATCAGGGCTAGGGAGCATGGCGTGACTGGTTCTGAGATCCATCAGGAATAAATCATAAACTGCTTCTTTATTAACAGGATCAGTGTGATATAGCAGCTCATACCATCCTTTCATTCGATCTTCCATCCTCGAAACCGCGTCCATCAGTCTTGGAGAAATGACAGGCGCATACGTCACATCAATAGTGTCCCTTAACAATTGATCGGGTTCGTTGTGTGACCCTTCTGCAGTATAATGGGCATATGGCGAAATGTTGTGGCGCATCAACACATCTAAACTTTGGCCATACTGGTTCACCACACCTCTAGCTAAGAGCTTCACTGTCCTCATTGCTCCCGACGTCGATTCAATGAAGCCATACAATTGTGCTAAATCAGAATAAGGTGATGCTTCAAGAGTCTCAGAGATTGATTCACGGAAAAATGGTATATCCTTCTTAATTTGCTCCCACAGATTCCTGACCTGATACCTGCCAAGATGCCTTTGTGGACGTGAAAACCAGACTTCTAGTAGCACTGACTTCATCTCTCGAATATGATCTCCAACAGAGTAATAAGGAGACACCCATTGATATCTCAATCTCTTTTTTCTTTTTAATGAGACAGCAATCAGCTTTCTATCTATAACGTGATCAATCAGTAAGAACTGCTTCCACATTGGAAATAATGCTTCTTTAGGGATTATTTTCCCAGTTTCCAATACTTTATCCCTCTTAGCTCTCAGAGTTCGCTTAAAAGAAGAATCTTGATCTCTGAACATTGCAGAATACAGCAGATATGGGGTCAATCTGACCGAATCTGTCCTGCTAAGCCAAGTCATCGAGGCGACTAAAGCAGGATCTAACATGACAAATTTCATCTTGCTAATCGCTTGCTCTAGCGAATGTGTTCCAAGGAAGAGTGTTTGCAGGAACTCTGGTGTGACAAATTCTTTTCTCGTCATCCCTGATAATCCTAGCCTCTCCTTCATTGCATGATACCTTCTTGATGGGTACATTGTATACATGACACTCTCTAAATCATCTTCATCCGCTGGCAGCCCAAAGCCTGCTAGATGATGAAGCAGAGTGGAGGCCTTCTCTGAGTGCTTAGCAGATCGCCAGTTAACATATGTCCCATCAACCAACCCAGCACATACAGGAGTTAGGATTGAGTAATAGCCTAAAGGGGTGATCTTTTGAGCGAACATATCATCGAAGATCTCTTCAGTCATCCAGGGCATGGTCCCGACGCCTAAATTCATGTAATAGGCTAAAGCTTGCCCTGCTGAGCACCATGAACATAAATCCCCAGAACCCCCATTCTCTCTTAATTGTCTTAGCTGAGAATATAATGAGGATATCCGACGACCTAAACTCTCCTGAGGATTGTCATCACAGACCCGTGCAACAAATTTGACTAAAGGACTACTCACACTGTTGCCAACATAAAACTTCGAATTAAATTCAAATAGATCAGTCATGGAGAAGGTGCTCTTTTCGAAACTAGTCCTCACACCAAACAGCTTATCAATTGAATGCTTTAATCTTGGCCACACCTTGTGAAACTCCCATGCTCTGGAGTTGCAAAGTCTCTTTTCTCCGACAAAGCTTACTAAGATACCCTCATCATCAGAAGAGACCTCAAAGTTAATAATTGTTTTCACCCCTGGTCTGTTGAACATCTGTTTACTGACCGCTGAAAGATATTCTAAATGCATTAGATGATAAAAGCTCGAAGGGTAGTGAAGAATACCTTGCATCATATCAGTCTTTGAGAAGATGCAGCTCCCGAACTTGTTGATGATAGGATCCCCTCCGTTTAAGAACCCTCTCTTTAATCTTTCAACAGAAGGAGTTGATAGCTTAGTCTCAGGTGAATTCATGAACATGTGAAGCAATTCAGCGGGGAGCTGCAAAGACTTACGACGATGCATGGATAGCACATTGTAAGCGAAGCTATGAAAACTCTTCGGCAACACATTCATACACATGTCCATGAACTCATATAAAGAGAATAGCTGTGCCCAATTTGTCATGTCACCTGATATTTTTGCTGTTGTAGAGCCCTCAGCTGACTCTGATCTCACCTGAGAGAAGTGCTCCCCAATGAATTGATCTTTGGTCTTATCATTTGTCAACTTTTCAGATGGGTGTAATTCGCACAAACATCGAAACATGTCAGAAAATACTCGAATTGCCATGCGACCTCTCATGGTTAACACATAGATTTCTCTAACTCCGCCAATCTGATTCTTTTTAAATAGACTGACCTGAATCCTAGCTTCTTCTAATTCGCAAATCTCATCCATGATCCGATCAATGTTCAAAGCTAGATGATGATCACTAAAAGAATCCTGAAGACCGATCATTTGTTCAATACACTTGGTTCTTTCTCCAATATCATCAATCTCCGCCCCATCCTTGGTAACTGTCAGAGAGGACTTGTATGGGATAGTTGTTGATTTTGTGGTAGCCATCTCTTCAATAGTGGTTCGTAACAAAAAACTCAAGATCTCTGACTCGATTATTTTGTCCCATTTTCTCACATCCCATCCGTGTAATGAGCAAATACGATCTTTGATTATGGAAGATGACTTCCCAATCACAGATCGAGAATGCTGAAACTCCCGCAAGTCGTCTGGAGACACATCACCTGGTACACTTAAATGGTCATAATCGTCATCTCGATTCTCAAAGTCAGCGCGCTGATACTGCCTCTTACAAACTTTGTCCATCATCTTAACGGCTCCATGAGAGTAGTTCATTTCATTCTTATTGTGGAGCATGCATAGGTAGCTGGCTAGCAGCATCTCATCTGGACCAATGATTCGAAATCCAAAAGGAGTGTCAATGGGCTCTGATAAAATTCCTTGCTCGAAATCGATATGTTCCCCAGACGGATCTGACTTGTCTTCTTCGCTAAGGTCCTTTTCTTTAACAGTTCTGAACACTTTCTTATGAAGATCTTCTGGAATCTTATCGTGAGCAATCATCAGCTTTTGATAAAGGTACACCATTAATCTAGTGCGAATGTTGTCAGTGAATTTCCCAATGATTTTCCGTGATAGATCTTTACTTCCAGCCATCCCTGAGAATAATTGCATGTAATAATACCTTAATTGCTGCAGATTCTGACTTGTGTTGTCCTTATCTTCTAATAGGATCAGAGTTGCCACTCTAAAAGGTTTCTTAATTCGAAGATACATTTCTTGACAATCCATCGAGTAAATGCCCCCCCCAACTTGCTCAGCAATTAAGCCGAAAAGATTGAGGACCTGTGGCAATACGCCTTGCAAGTGCTCTAGCTTTCTTCTCGTCAGAGAAATGAAGTCTGTCCGATGCCATCCTTTCTCTAATGAATGAGTTCGTTCAAAAATGCACCCACTTGATGGCTCTCCTTTGTAGACAACAAAAAAGTGACAGGGAGCTCCATCAGATCCTGACATTCTAGTGGTCCTGATAAAGACATAGATAGGCAATGATGGGATCTTCCTGCAAATGAATTGCTTATTGTCAAGATGGTCCTTGGGGTTTCTTGCCATGTTGTAGGCGACTTCTCTTGTGATCAGCTCGAGATGAAGAAGCTGCTGGAATAGTTTTTCCTTTAATAGAAGTTTCTGAGAGCCTTGGATGTATTCTGGCACTTCCCCAATACTAACCTTCCCCAGCAGATTTGACAGAATAGAATCACCTTTCTCCATACTAAAAGTCGGATCCTGATCCACGTAGAGATCAATATCAACCGTTGAGCTACGAATGTCTATGTCAAGCTTACTCCTAGTCTCAAGGGCCCTAATAACTGAGTTCCCCGCCTTTGATAACTCTTTCTTCATGACTCCTCTCATAGCCAGATACTCCCGATCTCCCCCTGATAGCC